ACCTCCTGAGTATCCACCTGTTCTATAATTTCTATATACGTTTATTGCTTCTAATATACCTGCAGGATTACCTTGTGCTAAATTGGTTATTGCTGACATACCACCTTGAATTAAACCACCAGTTCCAAATATACTACCAGTCCCACCACCAGCTATTGTTAATGGTGAAGGAGATTTATCATAATGTAAATCGGTAAATCCACTTGGACCTGCTCCCCCGACAGTACCTTGTTTAAGTAATACAGCCTCATATGCTACAGTCATAGTATGTCCAAGTGTTCCGTCGTTTTGTTGTCCAACTGTATCATGTGCAAATGATGTTATTATAGGTAAAACTAATGTATAGTTTGTAAAACGTTTTTTTGATATTGTAAAAATTTGTATTGCTTGTAAAAATGGTTTAGTTTGATCATTATCAAATCCCCAACGTGCTTGAAAGTCTTGTTTATATCTTGCTTCAGGATCAAAATTAACTTGTTCATATTTTGAATCTCTGTAATAGTACTTGTAATAGTCATTAAAAAAGCCTACTACAACATCTGCATTATCATCATGAAATTGTATTTGTACAGGATCATATGTAATATTTGTTTGTGTTTGTGTTTTTCTATTATATTGATTACGTGGTTCAACATTAAAATTATATGATGGTAGTTGTGCTTGTTTTACTAGTTGACCTAATTCTATTTGATTAGAACCTGACCCAAAACCACCTGCACCAGCAAATTTATTAATTACAACATAATATAACCATGGACGTTTTGGCTCAAGTCTATGTTTTCCATCAATATAGAGTCTTGAGGCGTGTTTAAAATCCTTTAATATTTGATTAGGATTAAGAAGTTGTAAAAAGTTACTTGTCCAGTTGGCCATCTAGCCTCCTCACTTATGAAGATTGAGTAGATCCGCCTCCAGTTACCAATGTACCTAATGTTCTTGCAACTGCTGTGCCTATACCTGTTCCTCTTGGAGCCTGTATTGCATTGTCAAATCTTATTGCCATTGTAATTGTAGCCGGATCTGAAGTTGCATAAGCCATTGTGTTGTAGTTAATATTTTGTACATAAGCACCATATAGTTCCCAAGTTTCAAGAACTGTAACAGCATTGGCACCTTGGCCACCATCAAGCATTTCTATTCTACCAGTAAATTTGTAGTCTACGCCACTTGATGCAGAACTTTGTTCAAAGAAATCGAATTGTTTTTGAATTTGTTCACCACACAATTTAGTTACAGAGTTGTTTACGTCATCTCTTAAATTAATTGTCATTGGTTCCCAAGTATGCTTACCTGCAAGATATACTCTTGAATTGTAAACGTCTAAAATTGTTTCATCGAAAGTTAAACTTGGTCTAGTAACGTCAACAACCTGTTTAGTAAGTTCTGTTCTTGGAGTTGTTACTCCAAAGTTTTCCAATATCACTCTAAAGCGATATTGTAATTTTGGCATTAACAGTCCTTGACTAGAAGCTGATTGATCGCTTGCCAAAGGTACTGTAAATTTGCTTAATGTTGCTACTGACATATTGTCTCCTTTATATTTATAGTTTCTCTACTATGTTTTTATAATTAAACCTTTCTTTAACCTTTAAAGTCCTAATTTATCAATCTCACCAGTGTTTTTAAGTCTAATAGGAATGAATATAAATTCAACTGCTTTAACAGGTTCAACTGCTATATCAACATACAATTCGTTTCTATCGATTCTTGTTGGTGTGTTATTAGTGTCGTCACACACAACAGCAAAATCGTATAATCCACGTTGTCCTTGAACTTCTAACAATAATGATTCAACCGCACCTTTAATTTCGTTACGAGTTAGTTCGTCGTTTGGTTCAAAGATAAATGGTTGTGCCAATTTATCTAATTGTGTTCTCAAATATATGACTAAACGTGCTACATTAACTCTATCTAAAGAACTTGTACCACTATGTCTAGTTTTTTGTCCATAAACTGTAAGTCCTGCACCTGTTAAGAAAGTAATTGGATTTACTCTGTTACTTTGTAAAGTATCTCTAATACCTGATGATACAGCAATCACTTGCTTTTCACCTGTAGATGCTTTAATATAACCTACTGAAGTTGCATTGTCTACAACACCACGTCTAATACCTGCTGGTGCAAACCACGGAAAAGCAACCTGATCATTTAGTGCTAATGTTCTTAGAACCATATGACTAGGCGGAACAAATACATTGTTACCTGCTAAATCAGTTGTTGTACCCCATGGATACCAAACACCTGTATAAGAATCATTTGATAATAACCCATCTTCTGTGTTAGTTGATTCTGAACTGGCGTTAGTTGCCCAATTTGTAATATCAGTTGAAGAGTTAGCCAATCTTGCTGGAGCATCTCCAACAACAAATGCTGTATCTTGTCTATCACCTGATAATGTTATTAGTTCGTCAATTAATTCAATATATCCTGGAGCCGCTAATACGTTAAATTCACGTTGTTCTTCACGCAATGCTGTATTAGAACTTACTATTGCTTGTAATTGTTTTACAACACAGGCTCTAACTGCTTTACGTCCCATAAATGGGGAACCATCGGATTTGTTACCACTTGAAGTAACCCACGCATCAGTTTCACCTGGTAGTGTTGGCCACTCTGTAGTACTTGCAAAATTGGCTCTACTAAAGTATTTTGATCTAAATTGTTTTACAACATATCCAGAACGTCTTGTATTAAACAATAACATTCCTTTTGGATATAATGCTGGATCTGGTTTATCAAGATCTAAATTATTACTTGTAAGCAATGATTTAATTGTTGCTGGTGCTTTTGTAATTACGTTATCATCTGAATCTAGATGGAAACGTGCATCTGCAAACAGTATACCGTCTTCTGATACTTGATCGGAATTATCTATTAATACCCATTTAGCACCATCTACTTTTGAATTGTCATATCTGTAAATTTTTGGATAATCTTCTAAACTAGAACTATCAACCCAAATATCACCACTTACTAAAGCAGTACTATCTGATTGTCCAGTTGTTGCTAATGGTTCAGTTGCTGAAACAATTGGACCATTTGGTGAACAGTTAGAAAGATTAAATCCTCTAGCATCTGATGTTACACCTTGATATCCTACCCAGGTAGTACCATTGTGTACCATAATGTCTACATCACTTACAGAACTATGATACCATAATGCTAAATCACTTGGATCGGCTGTCGGTGCTGTTGGTTTTGCTTCATACACTAATGTTCCCCAGTTAGATGCCATTACGTCCATACTACGTGGATCACCTGCAGGTACTGTATAAAGGTTTGCAACCTTAGTGCCTGTAGTGTCTATAGCCGCTCCGTATGTGTTTGCGTTCGCTGTGGCAAACCCTGCGTCATCTAGTGGATTACCTGAAAGGTTTTCCATTCTAATGTCACCACCATCACTGTGTGTTATTGTAATAACGTCTGCTACTCTGTCATAACTTGCTGAAACATATTTTAATCCAGCCGCCGCTACCGCAGTAACAAAGTCATCTGCTGTTGTTCCGGCTAAAGTTACAGTAACTTCTGAATCAAATGTTCCATATTGTGAACTAGATAAATGATCACTTGTTCTTATAGATTCTTGAATATTAAATGTTTCTGCATTTGTAAAAGGATTTGATCCTAATGCACTTAATCCAGTAATTGTAGTTGCACCTGCATTTTGTCTTTTAAATACTGTGAAACTACCTAGACTTGCAGTTGCGTCATATAAAGTACTATCTGTTGAAGTTGTACTATCACCTGCAAATAAAACTGCATCACGTTCTGTTATATTAACTTGAGTATAAATGTTTTCTGTTGTTAAGTTTGCACCTGCACCTGATTTATCTAAATTATAAAGTGCTTGTGCATGAGTTTCATACATAGGAGCACTTATAGTTGCCCATGCCGCCGTAGTTGAATTATATTTTTTAACTGCAACATTGCCACCATTGTTTACTGAAGTTGTTTGAATCCAAATACTTCCTGTTGGTGCTGAATGATCGTCTGCTGTTTTAAATCCTGGATCAGTTGTATGAGATCCAATGTGTAATCTTGGTGCATCATATGTTCCTGCTGTAATACCTACATCAGTTAATATACTACCAGTTACATTTGCAATTTTAATTTGAGCACTTGCAGTTGAATCATTGCCAGTTGCTAAATCAGTTGCATATAAAACTAATTGATTGCCAACTACCGCGGCTGTTACACCAGAGATGGCTGACGAAGCGTCTCCACCTGAATTGATGTCACTAACTAAATCGGCTAATGTTGTAGTTCCTGCTGTTGCGGCAATACTAAATTCATTAATTGTAATTTCATGTCCAGGAGTAATAGTTGGTGAAGTTACTGTTCCTGTAATTGTAGCATGAGATGATTTCCATGAACCATATTGTGTTGTGCTGTCGCCCGAACCAACTTGTACCCATGAATTACCTTTATTTTTGTAATATAATTTATTTGCTGTTGCTGTAGTATTAACAGCATAATCACCTTGTACGCCATAAGCAGTTTTTGGAGCACCGGTTGATACTTCGCCTGTTAAGTTGCTTATGTCTGTAATAACTTTTGGAGTTTTTGCTGTAAATGTTTGTGTTGAAGAATTCCATTCTTTAATACCCCATACAGTTGATGCTGTATCTAACCAATAAGTTCCGTTAACTGCCGCACCTTGTACTGGAGAAGATGAACCTGTAAGTTCATCTAAATTAACATCTGCTCTTACTACAAAAGCCTTGTTGGCAATACCTAATAAAGAGTAAGCGGATAGAAGACCATATTCGTTTAACTCGTAGGCATCGCGAGCTGAACCACTTGTATCTGTATAAAAGGTTGGATCGCCAAACGTTTCTGTTAGTTCACGTTGACTTGTAATTGTATAAACTGTTCCTGCGTTTGCTGTTAAAGTACCGGCCGCAGTTCCTGTTCCAGTACCTGATGTTTTATTTTTAGAGGTAGCAACAATAATTGCTGGTACCATTCCTTGATCGGCGGGTACGTAAAACGATTCATCGCTTACTGTTACCTCAACGCCTGCTGATGTTAATGCCATTTTTTCGGTCTCCTTATGGTTTTTTATATTTATACTATATTAAAC